CCTCTATTCCATGCTTCAAAAATAATTTCTACAATATTGTTAATAAAATCTCCCTGTTGATTTAAACTAGCTTCTAAACTTTCTTCTTCTGCTCTTGTAAGTTTTAATTTATATTCCATCTTTTTATTCTCTCAATATCTCACGATTTTAAGCCCTCTTTTTTAATCCACTTATCAATTTTTCTTTTTAAAATATCTATGCTACCCCCTGATAGATGAGTTTTATTATTATCTTCATATTCTCCAACAATAGCATAAACTAAGAATTTTTTTACAGTATTATCTTTGGTGATCTCAAATCCTTTATACTCCTCTAAAAATTCACAACATACCATTTTTAATCAATCTCTTTTTAATTAATATTCCTCAATCAATTCTATTATTCGATTAGGATATTTTTTAAGCATGTACTCTCTTGCCTTTTCTTTGCTTATTTCTAAAATTGTACGGTCTAGTTGTTTACCTTTCCACTTAATATTAAACTTCTTTATTTCCATTTTCTCATTAATCTAATTTTGTCACTCAAAAACCATTACAAATATATGAATCTATCTTCATTTGTCATTATACAATAGTCAATCTTTATATCGTGTCACCCAACAAAAACATAGTCAAAAAAACCCAAAAAAAAACGAGGGGGGTATGTGTGTTATAGGTGGAGTTATGAGAAGTGAGTATTATATAGTCGTAACACCTGTTTTCCTGTGTAAAACCTCCATTATATCAGTTTTTGACACAAAAAGCCCCAAAATTAGCGATTTTTGAAAAGTCGTTTGTTGTATCGGTTTTATGAGATAATAAAAAGGGCTTGATATGAATCTAAATTCATATGTAAACCTCTTTTTATTTCTTGTTACTGCATTGGAATGACAAAAAGGGCTTTTTATCCCTCTTTTCATTATTGGATTATGATAAATAAAAAAACCCAGAAAAGAGGGGTTTATGTATCTTACCATAGTAAGATAATGCCCCTCTTTTCAGCGTCCTTCATTCTTTGGGTGAATGTGATAGTTTTTCTTTTGTTCACCCATTGAACTACTTGTCTTATTAAAGCTCTCATTTTTATGATCTCCTTTTATTTAATTGTTGAATGTGAAGGGGTGCTATGCAACACCCTCTTTTTTTTTAGCCCTTCTACTTTTCTATATTGAGCAAATGTAATAGAATCCATCATATTAATAAATTTGATGTATTCTTTCTTGTATTCTTTCTTGATTTGTTTTCTTTGTTCTGTTATCATCTTCTTAGATCCTTTTGTTTATTATACTATCTCACCATCATGACATAGTAATATAATAAGATAATGATAGTATATAAATGTTTGTATTATATCATGATGGTGACAATATGACATACTACTATATGATAATAACAATAATGACACTACGGAGTGGTAGTGAACTTTTGAGGGGGGGAGATATGTGAGAGGACAATAAATATTTTTTTTATCAAAATCCGAAAGTATATACTCCCGAAAGATTTAAATAGGAGTATATACTTATTATAAGATGAATAAAGAGATAGAAGAGAGATTAGAAATATTAGATGAACAAAGAGCAAAAGTATTACATATGCTCTGCACAGACCCAGAATTGTTTCATCCCGAAGTGATTTTAAGTTTGGTCCATAAAGCCCGGAGCATAACTGAAGTTATTAGAATATTGAGGAAAGATAATGAAAAAAAGCAAACTAGAAACCAAAGTTAAGAGGATAAATACTCGATTTATACTTTCAGATAATCATGGAAGATACATCCCATTTTGTGATTTGGGATATCACAGAGGATTAATCCTAACAAATGATATTTGCCAAAGGAGACATTGCAAACATTATTATAGATTATATATTTCAAGGGAGAACCAAAGATGATGTGTGAATTATGTACTAGAGAATTTAAAACTCAAAGAGGACTTAATACTCATCTTAGATTTTCTCATGATATTCTTATTGCAGAATATTATGAAGTATTTCATCCTATCTACTGTATTGAATGTGGGAAAATAGTTCCTTATAAAAATGATGGGCATTATAAAAATTATAAGTTTTGTTCAAAAAACTGTCTGAAAAAAGCTTATTCAAAAAAGGAGCCACGAAAGAATTTTAAATATAAGAAAGAATTTTTATTAGATGAATTAAGAAGATTACATGAAAAATATGGGGGATTTGTAACCCAAAACCTTGTTCGTTTGAATGGAGTTGTTCTCCCTCAAATTTATTATAATTATTTTGAGAGCTTTGTCGAAGCTTGTGAATTAGCACAAGTGCCTTATTTTAAGAGGATTATAAATAAAAAAGAACCAATTGAAGATTCTTTAATTCCCATAATAATTGATACTCGGGAACAAAGACCTTATAGATTTAAAAATTATATAAAAAAGAAATTGGATGTTGGAGATTATACATTAGATATGGGTGTGGATGTAAGGATAGAGAGAAAATCAATACCGGATTTAAAAGGGACATTGGGTTTCGGTTTGAATAGGTTTAAAAAAGAACTTCAAAGAGCAAGGGACCAAAATCTTTATGTTGTGATACTCATTGATGGAACAGAGAAATTATTTTGGAAAACTGCTTTTTTTGGAAAGATGTCTCCTAAATCCTTGTTTCATAACCTAAAATTGTTAAGTGGCCAATATGCAGATGTATGTCAATTTGTTTTCACTGGAGGAAGAATAAAGAGTGCAAAATTAGTTTATTTTCTTTGTTTAATAGAGAAAGAAGATTTACAATGTTCAGATATTCAGGATTTATTAAATAGAGATTTATTTATGGATCATTTCTTTGGAGAATCTTAAAATGCCAAAATTACAAAGAATTAAAAGAGCAAATGGGAGTCTTATTTATAGTGTGAACATTCCCAGGGATATTATTGAAGAGTTAGAATGGAAGAAAGGAAGTAATTTAATTTTAGAACTTAATGGTCAGATTATCATGGTATTTAAAGATGAGGATGGATTAGATGAAAAGGAGGAAATATAATGGATGAAATAAGTCAGAAACAATTTGATGAAGCAGCTGCCCTACTTCCAGAGAAGAAGCTTGAGGATGAGAATGAAGAACTTAGTGAGAGTGAGTTTGACAGTCTGCTTGAGGAAATGCAAAATCCAGTGCATGCACAACAAAAACTTGCTGTCCAGATTAAGTCTTTTTTAGATAAAAGAATTAAGAAGGAATTAGTTGATAAGAAAGGGATGTTGAGCGATCACACAAGGAGATGGGTGGAATCATACAACAATATTTTGGAGAAAATCCAAAGAGCGTTGCATGGGGATAAAAGTGTGACTTTGAACTTGCATAAGGTAACCCACAGTCAAATTGCTACGAAGATGCGTGAAGCAATGGAAAATTAGGATGGAAAAAATAATTGAGGGGATTACCCCTGAAATGGAAAGAGCCACTGCTAACAAGTTTAAAGCTTGGGATAAGGCTTTGGAAGAAGAGTGGTTAGAGTCTGGAGATCCCGATAAGATAAAGAAATACTATCGCATGTTATGGGATCCAACAATCTATGCTTATGCTTTCTTCAGAGATCCAAGAGATTTAAAAAAAAGGTTTAAATGTTATCCCTATCAAGATGTAATTATTAATGATTCTCATAAGAGAATTCTTTTTGCTGCTGCAAATCAGATAGGGAAATCAATAGCACTTTGTTTGAAGGCCATTCACTTTGCAATACATAATCCTGGAAAAACGGTGTTATTAACTTCAAAAACACTTCCTCAATCAAAAGATCTTTTAAGGCAAATTAAACAATTCTTGCAAAATTCTCGTTTAGATTATAAGTATGATGTGGGAGATTCTGAGACAAAAACTGAGATTTATATTAAACATTTTAAGGAAGAGGAAGTTTATGATGAAAAGCTGGATCAGACTTTTACTCAAATGAAAGAACTTCCACAGAGTAGGATTATTTGTGTTCCTGCAACTGAAGCTGCATTGGGTTATGCTGTGGATTTAGCTTTGGAAGATGAGCTATTTTTCTATGATGATGGTGAACATTTTCACAAACAAATTCTTCAACCCAGAACTTATACTACAAAAGGGCAGATTATGGTTTTTTCCAATCCAAATGGCCAGCAAGGTATTGGATGGGAATTGTGGAATGATGAAGATTTTCATAGATATAGATTTAACTTTTTGGATTGTCCAACAAACTCCTCAGAAGAGTTTGATAAGTTAAGTAAAAATTTGACAAGGGAACAGATTGATTCAACCCTTCTCGCTATCTTTACATCTCCTGAAGGTGGTTTTTTAACACTTGCAGAAAGGAAGAATATGCAGGAAGAGAGGAGTTCTATGCTCCCATCAGTTCTTACTAAACCAATCTATATATTTTTTGATTGGGCTAAGGTTAAAGATAGAACTGTTAGGATAATCGGTGTACCGATTACTAAGAGTGAAGATGATTGGGCTGATGAAGTTTATGTTTATGAGATGAAAGAATATCCCCAAGATACTACTTATACTGAAATTATAGATGAAGATTTAAAAAGATTGGTTAAGGATGTTGGTCCTGAGATGGTTGCTATGGTGGGATGGGATAATACTGGGGTTGGAAGAGGTCTTGAAGATTTTACTAAGAGAGTTGAACAACTTGGAATAATGGCTATGCCTGTTGAATTCTCTGCAGAGAACAAATCAAGAATTTATACTCTTTTCAAGTTGTTAGCAGAAAATAGAAGAATCAAAATTCCTTATGTAAAAGAGTGTGATAAGCAGTTGAGCATGCTTAGATTTGAAAAGACTACAAGAGGCCTTCTTAAAGTTCACCATGAAAATGAGAGAGATAGGGATGATTTTCCAGATGGTCTTGCTGGATTCTGTAGTTTGATTATCCAACCTGAAAATCCCCCAATCTCTGCGACAATAATATGATAATTGAAGATTATGTCTTTGAATGTAGGAAATGTGGACATCAAGTTTATACAGATGAGCTTGATAAAATAATTGATATAGATTGTCCTAACTGTGGTGAAGAGTTTTGGGGGAATTTTGTATTTAAAGGAAAAGGAGTATTTCCAAGATGATAAGTGAAGAAGATAAGGAAAGATATGTTGAAGCTTCTAAATGTGAAGATTGCCTTAGTTGGCATAAGCATTGTAACGCAGAATGTTGCAGAATTGTTTTTCTTAAGATTGATCCTGAACAATTAAAAAAGCCAGGAAGGTTTTTTACAATAAGAACAGAAAGACCTCTTGAAGATTGGAGATATTATCATCTTAGAGATGTTGAATGTGTAAGGGGACTATTAAGATTTAGAAAAGATAGGATTTTTGTTGTTGGAAGAAAAGTGATGTATATCCATGATTGTAAATTTCTTAAAAATAATCTTTGTGAGGGGCATCCAGATCATAAGCCAGAACTATGTAGATTATTAACCTTGGAAACATCTCAACTTCCAGGACAACCTTTTGAATTAACAGATAATTGTTTATTTAAATACAAATACAAGGAGGTAAAATAATGGTTATAAAGAATGAAGAAGATAAGGCTAAGAAAACTGCTTTTATGGTTAATCTTAAATTAGCAAAAGCTAAGAATGATTACATCAAAAATATGATTAATGGAAGGTATTTTTTGGCAAGATGTAATATGATTGCTGTTCAAATCCAAAGTGGAGAAATTAAGGAAAAGATTGATGGATGTATCAAATCTGAAGAATTTTTTAGGCAGGAGTATGCTCTTCTGAAAATGCAGGCGATTACAAGTATGCGAAATGCTCATTTCTCAAAACAAGAGATAATTGATGAGTTTAAATTAACTGAAGAAGATATTTCAAAAATTGAAGAAGATTATTATGACGGAAAAGTGATCCGGGAGTCTTATGATGAAAGCTATAAAAAAGGAAATAAAGCAGAGTTCGTTGATTCACCAAAAGATTAGGACTGCTGCTTTTGTTCCATCAGAATCTCAAGATACCGAAAAGTTTAAATATAATCTTGGGTTTAGAGTTAGTAAGTACATCAATAAGAGATTAATCGCATTAAAGACTACTTGCAATAAAATAATCCAAAAACCACAACTGTGGATGCACGGAATTTATTTTATAGCAATGATAAAGGATGTATCACTATGGTCATTAGAAGCCTTAGTCGAGGGGTTTGTGATCAACTTTATTATGTGGGCTTTATTAGGATGGGATTTCACCTTGATAACAATGTTAGCATGGGGATTTGTGATAAAACAATTATTGAGTATTTATTGGAGATTAAGAAAAAAAGATGGTTCAATTTCAGCAATATCTAAAGAGAACAAATGATTTCCAAAGTTCAAGAAATCTTCCCCTTTTAAATTCTCTTTTTCTTGAAAGATTTTCTCAATTCAATCCAAACTCTCCGGATAATTCTTATAAAACTTTTATGAAGTGGGCTAGAAGATCTCCTCAATTAATGGGCTTTCTTGGGATTATAGCTGCAGATATTGTCGGGGATGGTATTGAGTTTAAAACTACTGACAAATCTTCTGGAAGAAATAAAGTTCTGAGAGCAGAAAAGTTTTGGGAATCAAATATAGGGGATGACGTTGCTGAAGAAACTATTTATGATTTATTAATAAATGGTATTGGATATAATTGGATTGGAAAGTTTAATGATACTCAATTAAAGGAATTTTGTAAACTTGCTGTACGTGAAACAATGCCTGAAATTAAAGCAGAAGAATTAGAATTTAAAGCAGATAGAATGGTGCAAGTAATTAAAAAAGATAACCCTGAAAAAATAGCTAAGAAATTAAGACATGTTGCAGCTAGTACAATGTCAATCAATACAAATGAATATGAGGTTTTGAATTATATCCAAAGAGTAGGAGTGAATACTAAAGACTTTTCTCCAGAGGAAATTCTTGTTTTCAAATTGATGCCTTTTGATGGTAAAGTATATCCTCTCCCTCCAATGGAGTCTATCCTTTCAGAAGTCTATCTAATTTGGTTGATTACTCAAAACTATGTTTCTTTCTTTGAGAATGGTGGAAAGCCAGACAATGTTTTTATTTTGCCTAAAGAACTTGCAGGGAGTAAAAATCATAAATATTTGATTGATACTCTTACAAAATATAAAAAGATTCAGAATAAACATGGAAATCTTGTTTTTACTGGAGAACTGGATATAAAAGAATTAATGAAGATTGAAAATCAAATGGAGCATAAAGAGTTGAGTTTATATCTTGTTAGTGTCCTTGCTATGTTCTATGGAATCCCGGTGGGTAGAATTCCTTTTTTAGTTGGAAAAGCTGCTGCAGGGGGAGATGCTGGTGGACTTGCAGATACAGGTTATTGGAGAAAAATAAGTTTTTGGCAAAGTAAAATCGAATCTACTTACAATAGACAATTATGGATGCCTTTCTTTGGTGTGAGGATGAAATTCAATAGGGGATATTTACAGGATGAAGTTAGGGAAACTCAAAATCAGATGCAGATGACTTCTGTTGCTGAACAAAGATTAGGTTTAGGATTATGGACTGTTGAAGAAGCAGGAGATTATTTAAAGATTGATCAGGAAGTTATTAAGGAAGCCCAGGAACAGAAAAAGAAAGGGATGAAGAAGAAATGAAAACCGGATTGCAACGCCAGAAGTTAGAGAATAATGATAATGTTATGAAAAATCAAGATGCAAAAAATAAAGCTAAGCAGAAGCAGACTACTCAAAATAATAATCAACAAAATGCAGGAGGCAAGAAAATAAATCCTTGAAACTAAAATGCCAAAACACTCAGACTTTGTAAAAATTCATGGAAGATTCATTAAACAATATGGAAATGAGAAGGGAAATAGTTCATACTCTGCTTGGTTAAATAAAAAAGGATATGATGATATAAGGCCTTTTCCAAAAGGAAAAGAGAAAAAAGAATTTATGTGTAAAGTTATTGGAGCTGAAGTAAAGGAAGTTGGAGGCACATTTCATGTTGAAGGATTAATTGCAACTACCCATGTGGATGAGGTTGATAGGGAAGATGGTGTAGATATTCCAGATAGAATTACTAAGTCAACTTTGGAGAGTTTTGCTGAACAGATGAATTCTTCTAAAGAAGCGAGAGTTATGGGAGTGCATCATAGTGAAGGACATCCTCTTGTTCCTGAATTTTTTGGAGAAGCTGATGTTGAAAATACTCCTGTAAAAGTAATTGAATTAACTGATGGAGAATATGGATTATATGTTGATACAAAATTATTAGAGGATGATCCTGCAACTCCAGGGATCATTGAGGATTTTCAGAGTGGAGAGCTCAATTCATTTTCCATAACCTACGATACTGACGGGTTTATGACAACTGACTTTGATTGGGTTGGCGACAACCTAGTTAGAATTCTTTTGCCGGAGACTCGTATTCTGGGATATACTGGAGCGAGTAATCCAATGAACCCAAATGCAGTTACTACTGCATATGGATTTAAAGAATTCAAGGAGTTAGTTGGTATGGATGAATTAAATACTATGGAGGTTAAAAAAATGAGTAAAAATGAAGTTAAGGAAGACGAAGCTTCGCAGGAAACTCAAGAGGAACCTTCTTCTGAAGAGGGCAAGGATCAACCTAGTGAGGCTGGTGCTGACCAACCTTCAAATAAACCTGAAGGTAGTTCGGAAGAAAGTGATTCTGAAGAGGAAAAAGGCGAAGAGAAAGAGTTCCACAAATGGAAAGCTGAAAAGAAAGATCTTGAGAAAAAAGAGCTTTTAGAAAAATCAGCTGACAAAATTGCGGAAAGGGTTCTTGACAAGATGGAAGTTAAAGAAAAAGTTTTAAAAGAAAACAAACCATCAGGCAAGGATGCTGAAATTTCGTTAGAGCTTAAGGAATTAAGGGAAGTAATAGAAAACCCTGGAAAACTCGAGTTAAAAGAACAATTCAGAAGAGCTGCTGCTGCTTGCGATCTAATTAAATTAGACTGGCAATCTGCTAGTACATCTGCTTGTGAAAGTAGAGAGTATAAAAGCTTTGGTGTGAATGGTACAGACTTAGAGTTTAAAGGATTGAGTATTACAACAAATCAGAATACAGACACAGATTATCTACAAAGTTCAGCTGAACTGCAAGATATTTATGATCCTGTAATCTACAATGCCCTAAATCAAGCAACTTTAACATGGAACCTTTTAGCTAAGGATGACTTTAGCAAAAAAGGAAATAACCAGGTTCAGTTCACCCTTAAGATTGCAGCTAATGTAAGTGCATCTTTCTATACCGGAAATTCTGTAGCTACAGATAATGTAACTAGATTAAAATATCAGACTAAGTTTAAGAAACTTCAAGTCGGTGTTTCAGTTGATGGTGACATGATTGCTTCAGCTAGAGGAGGTCCAGTGAGTGATGTTTTTGCACAAGAAGTAATGGATTCTACCATAGACATGTTAGCAGTTCTTAATGCAGCTCTGTTCGCAGAAGTTGGATTAGAGACAGCTAGTGCTGTTATTGGTTTTGAGTACATAACTGATAGTGCTGGAAACACAAGTCTTTATAACTTAACAAGAAGTGCAGCTAATAAGCTAGCTCCGGATAGTGCTGGAGATACTTATATAAATCAAAGCTCTACAGTCATTTCGATGGCTAATTTGAGATCGGCGATTAGACAAGCTGTAACTGAAGCTGCTAATAAGAGAAATTTAGTCTTTATCACTTCGCTAGTCCAAGGGGACATGTTGCGTGGTAAATTTGATGACACAAGAAGAGCTTTGACATCAAAAGATACTGATTTCGGCTTTAGTACTGATCTGTTTGTTGACGGAATCCCTGTTTTTGAAGACAAGGATTGTAATACAGATGATTGGTTCCTTGTTGATTTGGAGACGCATAGAGTTGCTATATGGATTCCACCTACGATAGAGAAACTTGGTAAGACTGCTGATAGCGAAGACGCTTTCATCAAGACATACCTTGCTACTTATAATCGTGGTCCGAGACGTATGGTTCAGATCTATGGTGCTTCTACTAGTTAGATAGGCTAATTTGATTATAGTTCCATTATTTTTTGGGAGCTATTAATCACACCTTATCAGTGTTGTGATAGGATGTAAGGTACCTAATGCCTGTAACTAAATAAAAGGAGAAAAAAATGAAAATGAAAAATAACTCCAAGGATTCAAGATGACAGCTGCTGCTTTGACACCAACTGTTGTGCAAAAAACCTATGTTCCGAGTACTGGAATGACTGGAACTCCAATGAGATTAGTGAAATACACTTTTAAAGTGACTAAAGTAACTGATGCTGACTGGATTGTTACAGCAACTTACTTCCAATCTGGAACCCCAATTTTCTGGAATGCGTGTACTATCGATTCTAGTAGTGATGGTGTTCAAGAAGGAACTGTAGGGTTGACTTATACAAATACAGGTACTAAGTTAACAATGTCAGGTGGAACTACAGGCACAACTTATGGTGAAATCTGGTTTGAGGAATAATTGAAAGATTATTACTGAGCTAATTTGTTTAGTGGGTTGAGTTCTTTCACCACTTAAACGCAAAATTAAATGAATAGGAGGAAAAAATGTATAAAGCAATTAAAGACATAGGAGGGTATTCAATTGGAGATGAAATCCCAGATTCTCAAGCTGAAGTATGGCTAGAGATGTATGAAGTACCTCATGTTGAAAAAGTTTATGAGAAAGATGTTGTTGAAGAAAAACCTGAAGAAGATTCTGAAGTTATAGTAGAGAATGTTGTGGATGATCTTTTGGAAGACTATCTTGGCAGAAACCAAAGTGTTGTTAGAAAAAACGTATCTGAAGATAGATTAAGCACTAATAGACTCAAAGAACTTTTGAAAATTGAAAAGTCGGATAAGAATAGGCCACTCGTTATCAATGCAATTCAACAAAGGTTAAAAAATTGATTACATTGAGATAAAATGTGGTTTAAAAAACTTTTAATAAAGCTAGTTAAGAAAAGTCCTATTTGCTATAAATGTAATTCTCCTAGTAATGGTGATATAATGTGTGAGAAATGTCAAGAGTATTTGGATGACATTGAGTTAAAGAAACAAGAGGATATTAAAGCTAAAGAGGCGTTAAAGATTAGGAGTTGGATTAAAACTAGGGATGAGTTTTTAGATAAAAAAAATGGCAGATGATGATACCAGGGTTGAAAAAGAAAATCAAAAACTTGGAGTTTTTGGAGATCATACAGTAGTAAATGTTAGACAAATCTTTAATGTTAATGTTGCTGAAGAAAGAGTTGAAACTGATGCTAATGGATTAGTTATTTATCAAGGTTGGGCTGCTGTTGGAAGTTCAGAAAGTGAAGCAGTATGGTTAATTTCAAAATTAAATTGGAGTGGAAATTTTTTCACGGAGAGAGTTTGGGCAGATGGAGAAGATACATTTGACAAAAAATGGTCTGAAAGGGATACTTTCAATTATTCTTATTAGCTTTTTGCTGATAAGTTTTGTGAGTGCTATTGACCTAAAACATATTTATAATCCTTTTACTAGACAATTAGATATCTATAGTGGTCCTAATTTGACTGGAGAAAATTTAACTGCGGATTATTTTATTGGAGATGGTTCTCAACTTGAAAATGTCTCTGCAAATTCTTCTAATTACTGGGATGGGTTAGATACTTTTAATTCTACACAAATGGAAAACAATGGGGGTATATTAAATATATTAGAGGGTTGGTTGAATGGTTTATTTTGTAAATTAACAGGTTGTTCTATGACTGGAAATTTAATCACAACTGGAAATATAACAGCAGATACCTACTTTGGAGATGGTTCTCAATTAACAGGAATTTCTGGTGGAGAAGATGTGTATGTTAATGAATCAGGTGATACAATGACAGGAGATTTAAAATTACAAGATAATGTTAATATTTCAGACACAGCAAATGAGGTTAGAATATATTTTGAGGGAGGAACAATTTTTATAGAAGGATGATAAAAAAGACAAGTTGGATTGGATTAAGTATAGGAACTCTTGTAGTTTTACTAATTGGTGCAGGATATTTGATTACAGATAATACTTATTATTGTGAAGAAAGAGGGATTGTTATGGATTGTGAGAGATTCTCTGTAAGTGGAAATAGATGTTATCCTAATAGTTTTGATAATAAAGGATATAGGGATTGTTCTAGCAAATGGGTTAAATTTAAAGATATTAAACCTGAAATTATTATTTCTGGAGAGGTTATTCAATATAAACACAAATTATTTACAATAAATGCAACAGCTAAAAGGCTTGAAAGTGGAAAATATGGGGGGAAGATAAGTAAGTTAGTTTTAATTCCTGATAATAAAGAGTTTGGTTTTGAAGATAATCAAATTAAAGATACAAATTATAAATACATTTTTCAATCAACAGCACCAATCCTAACAGATAAGTATGGTTATTATTTAGATGGTGAAACAACTTACTCAGGAACACCACAGATTAAAAGTGTTAACAGAGTTGGGATTGATGTAAGTGATGTTTGTAATAACATTATGAATAAAAGTAATTCTTCTGTTGTAGAGTTTGCACCTGATTGTACTTTTAATGAATATAGTTTAGTTGTTGATACTAGAACTTACTTTGATGAAATGTTAAATGAAACAGTTGAGTATGATATTTATAATCATTACTTAGAAGTTTTATTTACTGGAATGTATAATTCAACTTCAGGAAAAATCTTTATAGACCCCTCATATGAAATAACAACATTTAGTACAAGTGAAAGTATAGATACAAATGTTACTCAAGAAAACAACTTCACCCACCTAACAATCAGTGATGTTGCACCTTATGATAGTTTAGTGGGTTATTGGTCGTTTGATGTTAATCATTCAGAGAGGGGGAATGTGAGTTATGATTATTCTTCATCAGGGAATGATGGGAGTGTTGTTGGGGCTATGTATAATTCAAGTGGGTTGTATGGGGGGGCGATGGAGTTTGATGGTAGTGGGGATTGGGTTGATTGTGGAAAT